ATTGTCTGCCCATCCGAACTGCATACGCATAAGTTCTGCCTTTCTTTTATATTGGATCGCCTTGAGTGACATGGTCACGAACAAGATGATGCTTTTGAACTGTTTCTCGGTCGCAGCTACGCCCTTACTCGCAAGCACTTTGCGTAGCTCCGCCGCATCCCCGACCGCCTGTTTCTGCGTGATGATAAACTCACGCACCCCTTCCTTCGGCAGATGCAACCGCATGACTAGGACATCGCCATCTTTAGGGTCAGTCATCGTCTTCACGAGATATAGGTCGTGCTCGTAGACTAGAGTAGGTAGCTCCTCATCTTTTTCAGGCTTGATGTAGATGCCGCCCTTCTTGCCCCGTGTGAATGGGAAGGGATACTCGGGTATGCGGTAGTCCTGCGGCACGTCAGCTTCACCAGCCTCAGGCACGACATAGTTGCCATCCTCTGTCTCGGCTTCCGCTATTTCCCTACCCAACACTATGGGGTTCTTAATCTTACCCAAGTAGGGGCAGCCATAACACCCCCCGGGATTGTTGCGCTCGAAGGTGGCGCAGTTATGTGGCCCCGAGATATGCTTGGTCTTCTCCAGTGCCTTGACAGGGTCATAGTCCGGATGCCCGTGCGACATCTTCTGGATCGCTGTGTCACGATCCACGCAGAACTTAGCCACTGACAAGGCGTCAAACCAACGCACTTCGGATAGCTCGGCGCGCTCCTCATAGCTTGACACCAGCTGCTGGCAGCCGTCGCCCTTGATGCTACGCTTCATTATCTTGGAGAACCTCGACACGCTGTTGTCCTGCAGCTTCTCGCTGAGATTGCTGCGAGGGCGCTCGGGCACCTCCATTGCCTTCGACTCCTTAACCCCGAGGAGCTTGCGGAACTCATCGAAATCAATCGGGTCGGCGGTGGTTATAATCGACACCGGATTAGGCGGGTCGTCCTTAAAATTAAGGGTGCCGGGAATACGCAGAACGCGCGCAACTTCAAAGACAGCAGGGTCGACGATAAGCCCGTGGGTGACGCATAGGTCACGCAGTCGAGCAGCTGTAGGCTCCCATTCCTCCCGTGTGACATCGCGGGTTAGCGGCCAGTATGCGTGTATACCGCGCCCTGAGTTAACGAGGATGGGCTTGGGAAGCCCGACAGTCGTGCAGAACTGGCGAAGTGCCAGCAGTCCGGTGGCTTGGTCTATATATCCTTCCGGACGTCCCGTCTTGGGGTTGGGTATGGCCTTCTTCGGTCCGCAGTCGATGTCCAGCCAGAAGGCCCTCAGTGCTTTCACATTGGATTTCTGTCGGCTGGAATCGTCGGTGTATTTGGCTACGCCGAAGAACACATTCCACTTACCGCGCACCAAACGCGCGGCGATTGTGCTTACCTCTTCCCGTGTCTCTACTAGGTGTTGTTGTCGTTTTAAGTCTGCTCCGGCCCCCTTGATACCTATTATTGCGAACCACCCATCAGGCGGCTGCACAATGCTCAAGAGGTCTATGTCTTTCATGGGCACCAGTCATCAGGGGCGAAACCCCCTGTATATGCGTTAATATAAACAGCATTAAGCCGCGAGGTCAGCGATGTAGGCTTCGAGTAGCGGTGCAACATTCGGCCTCGGGGAGCTATCCCCACAGAACCAGTTGTACACCGTCACCCGAGTGACCTTGAACCGCCTAGCAACCTCAGTGACAGGGATGTCGTGCTCTATGCACAGACGCCCGAGCTGCACACCAAGTTTGCTAGGATCGGCCTCACGATTAAGCCGGACCAACCTTAGGCTGTATCCATAACTCATGACTTAGTCCCATTCGTCAAGGAGAGTAGCAAGGTCGGTGTCTTCGGCGGGGACCTCAACCGGCGCGCTCTTCTTCGCGCGCTTCGCAGGTGCAGCGACTTCCTCTTCTGCTTCTTCCGGCTCGTCAAACACAGACTGCTTAGGTGCCTCGATAGCCTTGGCAGGCTTAGCCGTCACACCGTCCATTTCGGCAGCAGTGAGCTTGATGTAGCGCTGGGTATCGGGGTCAGCAAAGGCGTTGTCGACGAGGTCTGCTTCTTCCTGCGTCAGGTGACGCACGGCCTTGAACTTCAGCGTCAGCGTGTCTGCCTCGGTATCGTACATAACCTTGGTCACGACAGTGTCCGGCGCTTCGCCGTTAGCCTTAAGGTAGTTGCAGTAGCTCTCGAAAGGATGCGTGTTACCGACGCCCTTACCGAACAGCGACTTGGCTGCGAGGCTCATCTGATACACGTCACCGGTCGGGTCACCCTCGGCCAGCACAGCGATGCGGCGCTTGAAGCGGCAAGCCTTACCACGGCCCTTGTTGCCTGAACCATCGACGTTCATCGGGCACGACGCGCAACTGGCTGCTTGCCTATTGGAAGCCTTGGGGTCGGGAGTGCGACCATCGGCAGACCAGCAGTCAGGCAGCGTAGCTTTACCCTCAGGGTCGTACTCAGAGGCATAATATTCGCGCGACACATCCTTCAGCATGTCCACGACAATGACGTTGATCTCATGGGGCACCGCACGACCGATCTGCTCACCGCCCACGATGCGCTTGAACGTACCGTTGGTGTTAGTGGCGATACGGCGCAAGCCGCCGCCCGAACTGATCTTGTCCGCAAGACGCGACTCGCGCTTCACGGTTGGAAGGTTGCTGCTCTCTTCAAAAATGGTGATGTTGCTCATAATTTCTCTCACTTGTTCATCGGTTTACGCACGGTGATGGCGTATTTGCGGTCCGCCTGTAACCCAGCAGGGTGCAGGTTGGGGTTTTCTTCAAGGAACTGCTTCATATTCCCGTTGTGGATACGCTGCTCTAGCAAGAACGGCGCATCGTGCTCCTTGATGAACTTGTACATATGCTCCCAGTCAGTGGTCCAGTAGCGCGACTTGATGCGGCGCGTCACCGTACCCTCGGGGGTGCGAAGGCTGTCCATGTTCTGATCGTTGCAAATCTTAAGGAGTTTGTCACTAACAAGCTCCAGCTTATCCTTGAGCACTGCGATCTCTTTGGCATGCTCGGTTTCTTTCTCGTCTATCGCGGCACGTATGCGACGGTAGACCGCCACCAGCTTGTCAGCTGGGATTACTTCATCTTCCATAGTTTGCTCCTTATGGTTGGGTTGGTAGGTTTATTGCTTACATTATACAGTGTCAAGGGGTATTCAGCAGGTCCCTGTACAGGTCGATGATGCGCTCATGGTTGTTGATGTTGCTGCGCAGCAACGAGTATAGCCTGCCCTCGACCTCGCTCCCCTTGATGTGCACGACGGTCATGGCGTTCTTCTGGCCGGGACGGTTGATACGGGCGTTCGCCTGTAGGTAGGTCTCCACCGATGGGACCGGCGCATACCATATGATTGTATCTGCTGCCGTAAGTGTAAGCCCATGGCTGGCTGCCTGTGGCTGGATGATAAGCACATGAGGGTCTTTGTCCGTCTGGAACTTATCGACAAGCTCACTGCGCTTATTGACCGACACCTTGCCGTTGATGACACCACAGGTGATGCCCTCTTTCTCTAGCTTGGTACGTAGAAGCTCGATGGTGTGGGTGAATGGCACGAAGACCAGCACCTTGTTGCTAGCCTCCTCAATGACTTCCAGCACCGTGTTGAGGCGGTTGGACACATCGAACTCTATGACTTCTCCAGTATCCGAATAGGCCGCACCTCCGCTGATCTGCAGGAGCTTGTTGATCTTGACCGCTGCGTTGACCGCACTGATCTCCTCCCCATCAGCTTCGACAAGCAACTCACTGGCCAGCTGCTTATAATATTTTGCTTGCTGCGGGGTGAGCGGCGCTTCGCGGTCCATGTAGGTGACCTCTGGTAGGTCGAGGCAGTCCTTCTTCTCGAACCGGATCGCCGGTTGCAGGACGTTGTGCACATACTCCGGTGCGGTTGGCTTGGGCACCCACTTGAACTTCGTCAGCTGATACATGGTGTCAGCACGGAAGTAGCTGTAGTATTTTGGAGACTTGTCTGGGTTCACCAGCTTGGCGAGACCGAACGCATCCAGAGGTGATTGGGCTGCTGGCGTACCAGTAAGCATCCATAGCCGAGGATCATTCGTCTTGACCAACTCATTGAGCACCTTCCAGCGGTTGGTCTGTGGGTTCTTGTAGGCGTTAGCCTCATCCACCACGATCAGGTCAAAGCCACCGCTTGTGATCTGGTCTTTGATAACCGAGAGACCGTCGAAATTGATGACGACGAACTCGGCTCCGCTGTTGACGACCGCAGCGCGCTGCGTAGCCGTACCATGTGCCACGCCGCATGAGCGGTGCATGGCGAACTTGAACAGGTCTTGCTGCCACGCCGACTTCATGATCGACAGGGGGCACAGCACCAGCACTCGCTTCACCAGCCCTTGCTTCATGAGGTAGTCGGCTGCCCAGATGACACTGGCCGTCTTACCCGTACCCTGCTCGTTGAAGCAGAACGCGCGCTTGCGCAGTGATAGGAATGACGCTGTGGTCTTCTGGTGCTCGAACGGTGTGAGCTTACCTGTCCATTTGTAATCCCGTAGGATCGGTGAGGGTGTGTCCTTGTGCTCAAGTCGCGCAAGGGTTTGGGCTTCCTCTAGCCCCCATCTAACTAACACTTTGTATTTGCTCCTATCGTTTGCAACTACCGCACTCTTTTCGATGATGTCGGTAATTAGTCTTGGGTCTTCTGTCTCGAAGAGCAATGCTCTGTTCTCAACGATCTCCACGCTTTTTACGCTCCCGCTTGCTCGTCTCAGACACTAGGTTGCGCTTGCTATCCCTAGCAAAGGACCGGTTGGCCGACGCACTCTCTATGCGGGTCCCGTGTTTGTTAGAGCCGCCCTTGTCGAAGGCGACCTTGTGCGCCACGTCCTTGCCGTCACCCTTCTTGACCTTGCCAGCCTTCATCATCTTGGCTCGGGCTGCGTTGCGCGCTGCACGGTTCTTCTTCTGCTCTGGCTGCGCTTGGTACGCAGCGGGAGCACCCGTGTACTTACGGTCTTTAGGGTCTTTGTACGGCATCACCGCTTCCTTTTTGGCTTCCAATGCGCGCATTCTACCACAGGACACCAGCCACACAAAGGGCCAGACTTGGGGTTGAACACACCATTCTCCATCGCATCGTCAAGCCGCCCTAGTTGCTCATCGAATACGGATAGATACTCGTTGAGCTTCTCCCGCACATGGGTCTTCTTCGGGAACTCGTTTGACACGACGTATAGCAGGCCCGACTTGATCTCCTGCACCTCGGGGTAATGGACGAACACAGCCCCAGCCATAAGGTCGAGCTGCTTCATGTCGGCATACTTGGCATTCTTGCCCGTCTTGTAGTCAAGCAGGTGCGCACGTTCGCCGTTGACGATCAGCAAGTCGATGATGCCCCGATACCAGACTTCCTTGTCAAAGAAGCTGCAGGGAGAGAA